GAACCAACTGGACAGTGTCAGGGGCCTAATGATTATCTCTATCTCGGAAGTCACGCTTCAACTCTTCCCCGAAGCGGTGAAGGCCAACAGGGCCAACGTCACCAACATCGTCGTGACGCCTGGTGTCGGCGCCTCGGGTCAGGTGGTGCTCGGCAACCTCGATGCCGAGGGCGAGTTCATCCCCGCCCACGCCGGCTACTACACCGTCGCGCTGACCCCCGAGCAGTTCGCGGCGTGGGGGCAGGACGACGGGTATGCGGTGGCCTGCGTCCTCGCCAACCTCGGGCTCACGGCGGCGTAATGGCAACCTCCAAAGTCCAGATCGCCAACCGGGCGCTCCAGAAGCTCGGCGCGAAGCGGATCGAGTCGCTGTCGCAGGATCACCCGAACGCGCGCTCCATGAGCACGGCGTTCGATCCGGTGCGCGACGCCGAACTGCGGCGCTACCGCTGGAGCTTCGCCATCCGTCGCGCGCAGATCGCGGCTGACGCGGCGCAGACCGAGTGGGGGAACTGGAACCGCTACACCCTGCCGAACGACTACCTCTACCTGATCCGCGATGACGAGTCCGGCCAGGCGGTCGACTGGCGGATTGAGTCAGACGCGGACGGCACCTACATCATCACCGCGGACGCATCCCCCCTCTACATCCGCTACGTCGCCCGCGTGGAAGACGCGGGGGCCTACGATGCCCTGTTCGTCGAGGCGCTGGCCTGCAAGCTGGCGCTCGAGACGTGCGAGGAAATCAAGCAGAGCACGAGCAAGAAGGAAAGCCTCAAGTCCGATTACGACTTCGCCATCGCGGAAGCGAAGCGCGTTTCCGCCATCGAGAAGCCGTCCCACGAGTTCCCCGAAGACGACTGGCTGAACGCGAGGCTCTGACATGGGCCGCGCGAGCCTCATCCAAAACTCGTTCAATGCCGGCGAACTGAGCGACCTGCTGCTCGGCCGGCAGGACTTGGACAAGTACGGTGCCGGGCTCTACACCTGCCTGAATGCGATCCCCCTCGTGCAGGGCGCCTGGACGCGCCGCCCGGGGATGAAATTCCTGCACCAATGCAAGTTCCACGACAAGGACGCGCGCCTCTTCGCGTTCCAGTATTCGACGACGCAGACGTACATCCTCGAATTCGGGAACCTCTACATCCGCTTCTTCACCGACCACGCCATCCTCACGAAGACCGCGCAGAACATCACGGCGGTCACGAAGGCGAGCCCGGCGGTCCTCACCTACGATGGAGCGGACACCTACGCCAATGGCGACCGGGTGCGGGTGTCGGGCGTCGCGGGCATGACGCAGTTGAACGGCAGGGAGTTCGTCGTCACGAACGCGAACGCGGCGGCCAACACTTTCGAGCTGTACGACTCCGACGGCAACGCTGTCAACAGCACGGGCTACGGGACGTACACTTCCGGCGGCACGGTGGCCGAAATCCTTGAAATGACGACGGCCTTCACCGAGGCGGACCTCCCCGACGTGCGCGTCGTCCAGTCGGCCGACACCCTCTACATCCTGCACCCGGACTATCCGCCGCAGACGCTCGTGCGGGATTCCGCGACCTCGTGGACGCTCTCGGAGATCGCCTTCACTGATGGCCCCTACGCGGCCGTCAACACCACGTCGACGACGCTCTCGCCGTCGGCCTTCACGGGCACCGTGACGATCACGGCGTCCTCGGGCACGGGGATCAACAGCAACCAGGGGTTCCTCCCGACCGACGTGGGGCGGCTGATCCGCTTGCAGGAGAGCACGACCTGGGGCTACTGCGAAATCCTCACCGTGGCCTCGACCGTCTCGGTGACGGCGAACGTGCTCTCGACCCTGACCAACACGAACGCGAAAACGAACTGGCGGCTCGGTATCTGGTCCGACACGACGGGGTGGCCCGCGTGCGGGACGTTCTACGACGACCGCCTTTTCCTCGCTGGCGCGGCGACGACCCCGCAGCGGCTCGACGGCTCAAAAGTCAGCAACTACACGAACTTCTCCCCGTCCTCGACGGCGGGCACCGTGGCCGACGACAATGCCGTGTCCTTCGTCCTCAATGCCGACGACGTGAATGCCGTGCGCTGGCTCGCGCCGAACGAGAAGGGGCTGCTCGTCGGCACGACCCGCGGCGAGTGGCAGGTGAAGCCCTCGTCCCTGAACGAAGCGATCACCCCGACCAACATTTCGGCCAAGCCGTCCACCCGGCACGGGAGCGCCGACGTGGCCCCCGTCTCGGCGGGGAAGGCGGTGCTCTTCGTGCAGCGCGCGAGCCGCAAGGTGCGGGAACTCGCCTACGTCTTCGAGGTCGACGGCTTCCGCGCCCCGGACCTGACGACTTTGGCCTCGCACATTTCCAACCCGGCCATCGTGCAACTCGCCTACCAGGAGCAGCCGCAAGCCGTCCTGTGGGCGCCGCGCAGCGACGGGACGCTGCTCGGCATGACCTACGAGCGGGACCAGAACGTCGTCGCTTGGCACCGGCACGAGCTTGGCGGCTGGAGCAACGCCGGCCACACCCTGATCCCCGTGGTCGAGTCCGTGGCCGTCGTGCCCGCCCCGGACGCCACGCGCGACGAACTCTACGCCGTGGTGCAGCGCTACATCAACGGCGGCACGAAGCGCTATGTCGAATACATGGCGAAGCTGTGGGAGACGGGCGACACGCAGGCGGACGCCTTCTACGTCGACTGCGGCTACACGATCACGAACGGCACGGCCTCGGCCACCGTCACCGGACTGTGGCATCTTGAGGGGGAAACGGTGGGCGTCTTCGCCGACGGCTCGCGGCATGTCGATGTGACCATCACGAACGGCACGGCGACCCTGGAGCGCACGGCCACGACCGTCACCCTCGGCTACTTCTACACGAGCGACGGACAGACCATGCCGATCGACGGGGGCACCCCGGACGGCTCGGCGCAGGGCAAGACGAAGCGCATTTCGACCGTCGGCTTCTGGCTGGCCGACACCCTCGGCCTCAAGTACGGCCCGGACTTCGACAACCTGACCGAACTGATCGAGCGCCAGTGGAACGACAACTTCGGCACGGCGCCCACCCTCTTCACGGGGGTCAAGCGCGAGCGCCTGGAGGCGGACTACGACCGCCTCGGGCAGGTGTGCTGGCGCGCGGACGGCCCGTTCCCGGCCACCGTGCTCGCCTTCATGCCGCAGTTTGAAGTGAGCGACGACTCGTGACGCACCGCTACCGCGTCACCCCCTTCCGGGCGTGGCATCTCGACTGGCTGAAAAGTCACGGCTCTCCCGCCGAGGGGATCGGCATGGACCTGCCCCCGCAGGCGGTGGCGGAGGCCGAGCGCCAGAACACCTGGACCGGCGTGTGGGAGGGCGACCCCATCGCCATCGCCGGGACCATGAAGCAGTGGCCGGGGCGGCATGTGGCGTGGGCGTACCTGCCGCTTTCCACCGGGCACCACATGCTCTGGATCACCCGGGAAGTTCGGCGGAACCTCGACACGCTGGACGGTAGAATAGAAATGACCGTCCGGGCCGACTTCGACGCCGGGAAACGGTGGGCGAAGATGCTCGGATTCGAGATCGAGACGCCCCTGCTGCGCCGGTTCGGGCCGCAGGGGGAAGACCACGTTGGCTTCGTGAGGATCAACTGATGGCCCAGGCCGTCCCGTTCATTACCGCGGCGAGTGCGATCTTCTCGGCCGTCGGCGCGCTCCAGCAGGGGCGCGCTGCGTCCCAGGCCGCCGCCTACAATTCGCAGATCAACCAGCAGAACGCGGTCATCGCGCAGCAGCAGGCCGAGCAGCAGGCGGGCCAACAGGCGCGGGAGAACTACTTGCGCCTTGGCGCTATCCGCGCGGCGCAGGGTACTTCCGGCGGCACGGGGGACGCGGGCAGCGTCCTCGATGTGCTGGCCGACGCCGGCGCGCAAGGGGAACTCGAGCGCCAGAACATCCTCTACCAAGGGCAACTCGCGGCGCGCGGCTACCAGAACACGGCCGCGCTTGATGCCTACGCAGGCGAACGGCGGCGCAACTTCGGCTATCTTAAGGCGGGGGCTGAACTCCTGACTGGTGGCGTCAACACCTATAACGCCGTGTCGCGGCTGAAAAGGACGTAATCCGTGCCCAAACTCCCCAACTACACGGCGAAGCTAGAAGGCGCTGGCCCGGGCGCGGGCGGCCGGCGCGCGGTCGCGGCGGACTTTGAGATCGACCCCGGAGAGATCGGGACGGGCCTCGCGCGATCGGGCCTTGCCATGCTTTCGCAGCAGGAGGAGCAGGAGGCCCGCCAGGCGCTCGTCGCGTCGTCCGAAATCCGGGCGAAGTACGCCAAGGCGCTCGACGAGGCGGCCGTGTCCGGGGCGGACACCGCGCCCCTGCGGCAGCAGATGGCCGACGAACTGGCGAAGATCGGGGAGAACTTCGCCACCAAGCAAGGCGCGGACACGGCGACGTTCGATGCGACCAGGGCGTTCGCCATGTTCGACAGCGAAGCCAATCGGCTGAACGTCCAGCGCGCGGGCGCGGAGGCGAAGCAGGGCGCGGAGAAGATGATCGCCAACGAGGCGAAGGCGATCAACTCGAACCCGGGCTACCTCCCGCAGGCGGTCGAGAATATCTCACGCTACGTCGAGACCTTCGCCGCCCGGCTCTCCCCGGAAGCGCGCCGGGAGATCATCGACGCGCAGACGAAGCGGCTCAATCTGGAGGCCGCGCGCACCACGATCCGGCTCAACCCCGACGAGGGGCGCAAGATGCTGGACGAGGGCAAATGGGACTTGAGCCCCGAGCAACTGGCCGCCGCGCAAGGGTACGCGCGCTCGGAGATCGAGTACAAGCGCACGGCCGAGGAGCGCGACCGTATCCTGATCGAGCGCGAGCGCCGCGAGGCGAACGGCAAGGCGATGGACGGGTACATCCAACGCATCTTCGGAGGGGAACTGAGCGGCAGACTGCGCCGCGAAATCCTCGACGACCCGACGCTGGAGGGCCGCTCGCGCGAGCACCTGCTCCTCACGATGAAGGCGCAGATCAAGGCCGCGCAGGGCGAGGAGCGCAAGGGCGACCAGGCGCTCATGGTGCGGACGTGGCACCAGATCAACAGCGGCCAGCTTTTCAACCCGGACATGATCGTGCAGATGGTGGGCGATCACATGGCGGGCAAGCCGGGCCTCGACGTCCGGCAGGCGGACTACCTGCTCTCGCAGATGCGCAACGCCAAGGACGGGGCGGACATGCCGTTCCGCCGGCAACTCTCGCAGGCGATCTCGCGTCAGGAGCGCGGGCTCAATCAGGACATCGTACTCAACGCTACGCCGCAGGGCGTCGAGACGAAGAAGCAGATCATCGCGGAAATGATCGCCGAAGTCGAGTCCGAGGCGGACAAGATGCGCCGCGAGGGCAAGACCGGCCGCGATCCGAGCACGCTCCTCGATCCGGGCTCGCGCGACTACTACTTCACCCCCAAGCGCATCGAGGAACTGAAGGCGCGCGTCGTGACGCGGATGCGCGGCGAGGCGGTGGACGCGGCGGCCGGATCGGAGGAAGTCGTCTTCCCCGACGGCGTGAAGCGCAAGTGGTCCGGCAAGGGCGACAAGACCGACGTGAAGACGTGGCTGCCCGTGAAGTCGGCCGAGCCGCAGTTCCCGATCACACCGAGCGGAGAGACGCCCGAGGCGAAGCGCAAGCGCGAGCAGGACGCGATCAGCGAGAAGTACCGCGCCGCCCGGCGGGGTGAATAGTGGCCGACATCAACGCTGAGTTCCTGAAGCAGCGCTACGGCGGGGGCGCGGCGGCAGACCCCAACGCCGCGTTCCTGCAAGCGCGCTTTGGCGGCGGCACCGTGTCCGCGCCGCCCCCGGGTACGGTCAAGAGCATCGCCGATTCCCTCGCCTACGGCTTCGAGAACACCGGCATGGTCATGCTCATGCGCGGCAAGGGGCCGAACCAGCAGATGCCGGACGACGCGCCGTGGTACTACCGCGCCGCGGCGGGCGTCGGCGGATTGGCGGGGGACTTCCTCCCTGGCGTGGCGGGTGCTGTCGCCGGGACGGCCGGCGGCCCTGTCGGCCAGATGGCGGGCGGGTTCGCCCTCCCGATGGCGCTGCGCGAAGGCGTCGTCGAAGCGTACAACGGGGGCCACGCCCTCGACTTCAACGGCGTGCTGGAGATCGGCAAGGCCGCGCTGAAAGGCGGCGCGAAGGGCGCCATCATCGGGGCGGCCACGGGCGGCGCGGGCAAGGCCCTCGCCCCCGTCCTCGGGCAGAGCGTGAAGGGCGCTGTCGCGCTGACGGCGGCCGAAGTGGGCGTGATGACCACCGTGTCCTCCACGCTGGAAGGGCGCGTCCCGTCGTGGCAGGACTTCATGGACAACGCCATCCTCCTCGGGGGCGTGAAGGCGGCCGTGGGCACGGCTAAGACGCTGCGCAACGTATGGGCGCAGACGGGCAAGCTGCCGGAGGAAGTGCGCGCGGACGCAGCGAAAGACCCGACGCTGGCGCAGGAACTCTTGGGGCCTCCCGACCCGAACAAACTCCCCGCCGCCTACGAGCCCCTTGCGCTCGAGCAGCGCGTCCAGGCCGCGCTCGACAAAGACCCGCGCCCGGAGGCGGTGCGCAAGATTCTGACCGACCCGAACTGGAAGCCGACGGCGGACGACCCACCCCCGGTGCGCACGGAATACATCACCGACCGCGAATCGCTCGTGGGCATCTATGGGGAAGTCGGGCGCGTCTACGCGAAGGACATCGAATTCGCGCGTCGGGGCGAGCGTTCCAACGCGGCCACGATGGTCGATGCGTACAACATGGTCTTCGGCGGCAAGCTGGAGCCCCACAAGATCGGCGCGGCCGAGAACGCCGAGACGATCGCCGGGCGGCTGATCGTGGCGAAAAGCGCGCTCCTGCGCGCCGAGCAGGCGGTGGCCGCAGTGAAGGCGGACCCGCTCAACAAGGCCGCGCAGCTTGACTTCTACGCGACGATGGAACTTCTCGCCAACGTCCAGAAGGACGCGCGGGCTGCCGTCGCCGAGTGGGGCCGCGCGGGGCAAATCCAGCGCGCCATCAAGCGCGATCCGGCCATGCTGGTCGACGCCGAGGCGCTGCTTGCCCACGTCGAGAAAACGCAGAAGGCCCCTTTCAGCGAAATCGTGGCGATGTTCGATAGGCTGCGCGATCCGGCGAACAAGATGGCGTTCGCGGAGAAGGCGATGGACTCCGGCGGCCTCGCCAAGATCGTCGAAGTGTGGCGAGCGGGCATCTTCTCCGGCCCGCTCACTTGGGAAGCCAACATCCTCGGCAACGTAGGCAAATGGGCGACCGACGTGGTGGAGCGCCCGATTGCCGCGCTGATCGAGGCGGGTATGTCGAAGACGCCCCTCAAGGCGTCGCAGGTCAAGGCCCGCGCGTTTGCGCCCCTGTATGGGCTGGAAATGGCGGTGCTGGACGGGCTCAAGTTCTTCTCCGAGACGGCCGATCTCGTGAAGTCGCAGGGGTGGGGCGCCGCCGGCAAGCGCATCAATCAGGTCATCGAGGGGCAGGGCGATAAGATCGACGTGCTGCGCTCGGCAAACGACCCGAACTCGGCGAACCCGCTCGAGCGCGGCGCGGCCGGGTTCGCCAAGTTCTCGTTCGGCGCGCTAAAGTTGCAGGACATCCCGTTCCGCACCATCGGCGAGCGGATGGAGGCGTACAAGCTCGCTGTGGACCGCGTGGCCCGCGAGACGGACTACCACCCGAGCACGACCGAGTGGAAGCAGGCCGTCATGCGCTACGTCAACGAACCCACCCTCGGCCTGACGGCGGAGGGCGGGCTCGCCGTCACGAAGGCCATCGAAGCCGCGGGCGACGCGCAGGTGTTCTCGCAGCCGCTCGGCAAGCGCGCGTCGATGGCCTCGGCCGCGATCTCCGGGACGCCGTGGGAGTTCCTGTTCCCCGCCCGGCGCACGCCGATCAACCTTCTCGATTGGGCGGTCCAGCACACGCCCGGGGCGAACTTCCTCTCCTCCCGCTGGCGCGCGGACTTCCAGGCGGGCGGCGAGCGCCAGGCGCAGGCCCTTGCCCGCGTGGTCGTCGGGACGAGTCTCGCGGCGACCGCTTACGGGCTCACGCAAAGCGGCCTGCTCACCGGCGGGGGCCTCGCCGACAAGGACATGAACGCGACGAAGGAGGGGGCGCGCGTGCCGAACTACGCCCTCAAGGTGGGTGACACCTACTACAGCGTGGCGCGGATCGAACCTGTCGCCAAGCTGTTCATGCTGGCGGGCGATCTCGCGGAAATCGCCAAGTCGCCCAAGCTCACTGAGGAGGATCGCGGCAAGGCGATCTCGATGATGGTCCTCGCCTTCGCCAACGCCACCGTGAGCACGACCTACCTCTCGGGCCTCGCCAACGCCATGAAGGCGGTCACGGACCCCGAGCGCTACGGCCAATCGCTCGTCGAGGGCTACGCCACGTCCGTCGTGCCGAAGGTCGTCGGGCAGCCGACGACGATGGCCGACCCGTACAAGCGCGAAGTGGATGGCGTGATCGAAGCGATCCAGAGCCAGATTCCGTTCCTGCGAGAGCAGCTTGTCGCCAAGCGCGATGTGTGGGGGCAGAAGGTGGAGAACGAGCGGCTGTTCGGCGTCATGCCGATCGGCACGTCCAAGGCGGCCGAGGAGAAGGTGAAGACGGAGGCGATGCGGCTCTACCTCGGCCTCGCGCGGGCGCCCGAGTACGTCATGGAGCGCGGCCCGCTCAAGCCAACCGACAAGCGCACGAAGCTCTCGCACGAGCAGCGTGACGTGCTCCAGGAAGTGTCCGGCAAGTTCGCCATGCAGGAGTTGAGCCGCGTGGTGTCCTCGCCCGATTGGGACCGCCTGCCCGCGTTCGCGCAGATCAAGGTCTACAAGGACGTGATGGAAAGCGCCACGAAGATCGGCACCGTGGCCGCGCTGCCGCCGGACGCGCCCGAGCGCGTGGCCCGCCGGCAGAAGATTTTGCAGGCCATCATCCGGCAATCGCAAGAGGCGGAATCCCGTTGATTCCATTGACTTTTCTCCCTGAATGGTAGACTAGACCCATGACTGTCTCCAGCACGACGAGCCGCAAAGCGTACACGGGCGATGGCCTGACGACGAGCTTCGCCACGAGCCCGGTCGTGTTCTTCGCCACCAGCGATCTGGTCGTCTACGTCGTGACGACGGCCACGGGCGCTTCGACCACGCTCACGGAGAACACGCACTACACGGCGACGGGCGGCTCGGGCAGCACGGGGACCGTGAACCTCGCTGGCGGATCGTCGCCCTACGGTGCGCCGTCTGCGTCGCAGACCCTCGTGATCGTTCGGCAGGTGCCCGCCACGCAGGGGTCAAACTTCGTCAACAACGATCCCAACGACGCCGAGGTCGTGGAAGACGCGCTTGACCGGCTGACGATGATCGCGCAGCAGAACGCGAACCGCGACGACCGCTCCTTGCGGCAGCCGGGGTCCGACTCGACCGACATCGGCGAAATGCCAAACTCGGTGGATCGCGCGAGCAAGTACCTCGCTTTCGACGCTTCCGGCGACCCGGTGGCGACCGCAGGGACGACGAGCGCCTACGTTGTCACGGCGTTTATGGAAACGGTGCTGGACGACGCCACGGCGGCTGCCGCGCGCACGACCCTCGGCGCAGCCGCGAGCGGAGCGAACACGGACATCACCTCTCTCAGTGCGCCGGCGTTGGGCGCGGCCACGGCCACCACGGCGGCGGCGCGCGACAACTCGACCAAGGTGGCGACCACGGCCTACGTCGAGAAGACGGCCGCCTACCCGCCCATGTTTATCCAGGGCTTGACCTACGCGAACAACGGGTCGGACGCGACGAACGATCTGGACATCGCCGCAGGCGCGGCGCGCGATGCGACCGACACGATCAACATGCGGCTCGCCTCCGCGCTCACGAAGCAGTCGGACGCCGCGTGGGCAGTGGGCACGAACGCGGGCGGCCTCGACACGGGTGCGGTCGGCAACAGCGATTACTACATCTGGCTCATCAAGCGCAGCGACACGGGCGTCGTGGACGTGCTGTTCTCCCTGTCGGCCTCCGCGCCGACGATGCCGACGAACTACGACTACAAGCGGCTGATCGGTTGGTTCAAGCGTTCGGGCGGTGCCATCGTCGCGTTCAAGACCTACGAGACGGAAGGCGGCGGGCTGGAACTGAACTGGAACGTCCCGACGCTGGACGTGGACCTCGCCAACACCCTGACGACGACCCGGCGCACGGACGCGGTGAAGGTGCCCCTCGACTTCTCCACGGAGGCGCACATCAACGTGGCGCTGAACGACTCCTCCGCGGTCTTCCGGGTGTGGATTTGCTGCCCGGACCAGACCGCCGCCGCGCCGAGCACGACCGCCGCACCACTGGCGAACGTGGTGGAGCAGGCCGTCACGGGCAACCCCTTCGTGGTCCAGCAGATGAAGGTCCGCACGAGCAGCGCCGGCTTGATCGCCGCGCAGTCAGACCTCGCCACGGTGGATACCTACCGGGTGTCGACGATGGGCTTCAAGTGGGCGCGGCGGAACTGATGACTGACGACACCTTCCCGCCGCACGACCGGCGCGAACACGACCATCGGCTCACGCAGTTGGTCGACGATGTCGCCGCGCTCAAAGTGCAGGCCGACGACTCCAGCGCCGAGATCAAGAAGAACACCGAAATCACCGAGCAGGTGCGCGACATCCTTGCCTCGTTCAGGGGCATCGCCTTCGCGGCGAAGTGGCTGACCGCCGTGGGCGGCTTCTTCGTGATGGCCTACCACGGGTGGCAGAAACTCACCGGGAGGTAGCCCCGTGGTCTACACCTTCGCGCTCTTGATCGTGGTCTTCTCTCCCGACCTCTCCGGCTACAAGGACGCCGTGGGTGTCTTCCCTGACGCGGCCACCTGCGAAAAAGAGGGGAATTATATACTTCACTCCCGCATTGATTCTTAACGGTATTTTCATAGTCAACAATGTACTTGACTCCCTTGGTTATTTCCCCCAATATGCGGTTGTAGTCCCAACCGCTTAGGAGAGTAAACATGGATGAAGATGCACTGAAGCAAATAAACAGGCTGGCATTTGAGAACGGGCGCATGCGGTTCCTGATTGGCGAGGCGATCACCACAATGAACCATGCCGAGACTTTCATTCGCTCGCGGGAGAAGATGGCCCGGACCGGCATTGACCTGTGGTGCGAGCTGGTTAATCGGTTGCAGGAATGCCTTGACGATCAGAACGTGCCGCAAAACGTCGAGGGGCCTGCGGAGCTATGCCCCAAGCCTGCGCCAGGGTTTGAACTCGATGCGCGTGGCGTTCTCGTGCAGCAAAGCGACAAGGACGACATGACTAAGGAATACGAAATTTACGAGAGGTGGACGAAATGAGCTTTGACGAACAGCCAGACGGCGACCCGCACGGCGAGTGCGCAGCGGAAATTGCGAGATTGAAAGCGGAAGTCGATCGGCTCAATACGCGAATACTAAACACGGTCCACATGATCGACGCCGGTTCAACAAAAGGACAAATCAGGTTAAACCTGACTGCGGCCCTTGATGATGGGAAGCCGCAATGAAGCCAGAATTCGAACGTGCTGACCCTGCCGCACTCGCGCGGTGTTACATGGGAATTCAACGATGGTGGCCCAGCAGAGAACAGCGCGCACGAAAAAGGCGAAGAAGCGGCAACGGAAACGCCGAGCTCAAAGGGTGTCATGTATATAAATCCCAAAAAGAGCGCGTCGCCAAGGCGAAAGAAGCAGACGCACTGGGCCTGCGCTACGCGATCGCCTGCGTGGCGCTCGCCGGCGGCACGCCCGCGTGACTCCCCACTTCTCGGCGGCTGAACTCGCTTGCAAGTGCGGGTGCGGGATGCTGCCCGCCCTTGACGCAGTGGAGCGCCTGGAGCGCGTCCGGGTCAAGGTGGGGTTTCCCCTCAAGGTGACGAGCGGAGCGCGCTGCGCCTTCTACAATCAGCAGGTGGCCCACACTGGCGACGACGGCCCGCACACCACGGGGCGCGCGTTCGACCTCGCCGTGCGCGGGGCGCAAGCCTACGCCACCGTGACCGCGGCGCTCGCCGAAGGCTTCACCGGGATCGGCGTGAGCCAGAAGGGCGAGTCCCGGTTCCTGCACATCGACGACCTCCCCGCCTCGGCCACCCGGCCCAGGCCGACGGTCTGGAGCTACTAGATGAATCCCCTTCTCATTGGCACGATCCTCGACCTTGGCAAAGACCTGATCGGCCGCTTCTTCCCGGACCCGGAGAAGAAGCGCGAAGCCGAAATGGAACTCATGCGGATGGCCGCCGAGGGCGAACTCAAGCAGGTCATCGCGCAGTTGGAGATCAACGCGCGCGAAGCCCTGCACCCGAGCATCTTCGTGGCGGGGTGGCGCCCCTTCTTCGGGTGGTGCGGTGGATGCGCGTTCCTCTACTCCACGATCGCGCAGCCGCTCCTGACGTGGTACGGCTCGGCCAAGGGCTGGCCCGCGCCCCCGAGCCTCAACATGGACCTCCTGTGGGTCGTCATCACCGGCATGCTCGGCATCGGCGGTCTGCGCACGTTCGAGAAAAGCAAGGGCGTCTCGAAGTGAAACGCCAGCCCGGCAAGCCGTGGTTCCAGTTCCGGCTATTCGGTCTGCTGTGGAACACGCGCATCGTGCCCGCCAACCACGCCGAACTGGACAAGGGCGCGACCCTCGCCTACTGCGACTACACGAAGCGCCTGATGGTGTTCAGCGACGCGCTCACGAACGAGCAGCTTCGCACGGCGTTCGTGCATGAACTCCAGCACGCCATCGAAGAACACGCCGACGTGGACTACGAGGAGAAGCACGACGCCGAGGTAGCCGACCGGCTCACCGACCAGGTGGCGCGCGGCTGGCTCTACTTCATCCGGGAGTGCCCCGAGGTCGTCGCCTTCCTGCGGGACGAGAAGCCGAAGGGCCTGTGACCGACGTTCTCCCCCTGTGGATCGCCGCGGTGCTGTACCTGTGGCAGGCGTACAACTACGCGGCCACCGAGCACTACGGGATGTCGCTCGCCTTCGTGGCCTACGCGCTCGCCAACGCCGGGTTCATTCTCGCGGCTCGGGAGTTTTGAGGCCGCTCGGCAGTTCCTTCAACGGGATGCCGAGCATGTCGGCCACGAAGCGGTCCTGCCCGCCGCCCTTCGTGGCCGGCGAAGCGCGACACCGGGGCGCGTGTGATGACCCGCTCAACCGGATCGCCGCACACCCGGCAGCCCTGCACCTTGTCCAGGTCGGATAGCCCGACCACGCGCTCCTCGGTGCGGTTGCAGAACTTGCAGTAGTAGTCGTAGGTGGGCATCAAACGTCTCCTTTCACCCGGAACGCATCGAGCCTGACGATGCAACTGATCTGCCCCATCGCGGGCAGCCACTCGTCGGGCACCTGAACGTAATCGACCTGCACGTCGGACACCCCAGCCACGAGGCCCTTCGTCTTGCGGGCGTAGCGGGCGCAGAGCCCCGTCTTCGTGTCGATGATCAGAAGCGGAGCGCGCGGTGCGCGCATCATTCCAGCCTCCTCGTGATCCGGCCCTGCACGTCCTCGCAGATCATGTTCGCCTCGAGCAGCTTTCGCTTGATGTCGAAGAACCGCTGCGACACCCCGGCCTTGGGCAGGAACTCCCGGCAGTGCTCCTTCCACGAGTCAAGGTGGACGGGTTCGTTGCTCGGCCACTTGTCGCAAAGCACCTGGAACCCCCGCAGGGTGTTGCCCGTGAGGCGCACGCGCTTCTGCGGTGCCGCGTTCTGCGGCTCGACCACGCACGAGGTCTGGTCGTCGCCGTCCTCGTCGATCCCGACCACGAGCGGCGCCAGCTTGAACCCGATGGGCTCGCCGATCTCCACGTCCCGTTGCTTGGTGGCGGTGACGTTGCCGCTGTCGACTTCGATCTCGGTATCCAGCGCCCCCAACAGGGCGCTCGAGCCGCGCGCCCCCTTCGTCTTGTCCTTGCCCGAGTGATGGATAATGCACACGCACGCCCCGGTGGACTCGATCAGGGCGGCCACGGCCGAGTTGAAGGCCCCCACGTCCTGCGCGGAATTCTCGTCCCCGCCCATGAGGGCGCGGGCGAAGGTGTCGATCACGATCAGGACGGGTTTGGCCGGGAGGTCCGCCAGCAGGTCGCGCAGGGCCGCCCTGCCCTCCGGGGCCCTCAGGTCGAAGGCCGCCCCGGAAATGTAGAGCGGCACTTCCGCCTCGCCGTAGCGCTGGCGCAGGGCCTGGGCGCGCTTCACGAGGCCGCCCGTACCCTCGAAGGCGAGGTAGAGCACCGGCCCCTGATGGACCTTGCGCTCCATCCAGGGGGTGCCCGCGGCGACGTGGTAGGCCATGTCGAGGGCCACGAAGGTCTTGCCCTCCCCCGGCGCCCCGTACACGGCCGCGTAGGAGCGCCGCTGCATGAGCCCCTTGATGACGTAGCCCGGCCCCTTATTTTCGCTTTTTGCGAAATCCGAAAGTAGCGTGGCGCGGCGGACTACGCGCGGCCGGGGCGGGGTGTCGACCACGGGGAAGTCGGCGGGCAGCGCTACCTTCGCCCCGGGCGGGTTCTGGCCGTAGCGGTAGGCGTGCTCGATCTTGGCGCGCAGTTCCTCGAGCGGCCAAGGGGGTTGGCAGGTGTCGTTCCAGCGCTCGCACAGGAGTTCAAACGCCTGCCCGGCGGAGAGGCCGCGGTCGCGCAGGCCGCACGCCACGACGAAGGTGCGGAGGTCGCCGCCTTCGCCCTCGATGGCGGGCTCCTGCCGCTCCAGCCAGTCGGAGGCGAGCCACATCACTTCGGTCGGCGCGTCGGCCACCGGCGCGGCCGTTGCCGCTTTGGGAGCGACCGTCCCCAATTTCGCAACGAGCCAGTCCGGGGCGGGGGCTACGTCTCGTTCGTCGGCCCACTCGTAGGCGCCCGCATCCGTTCGGCTGCCCGGCGCAACGACGTAGCCGCGGCTGCTGCGCACGTCGATACCGCGACCGAGCTTGCCCACAGAATTGCCAACAGAAGGGCCAGCGTAATACAGATGGCGACCCCCAGAAGGCGTGCGCACCGTGCGAGTAGGAGGCAGGTCGTAAAGCATCTCCAGCGCAGCCAGTGATTCATCGCCACCCTTTCCCGTGTCGATGTCGAGGACGATCATGCCGTCGCAGTGGATGCCCACGTTGGCGTCCTCGGGCCAGTCATCGGGCGTCGTGGCAGCGGCGCGCGCCGGCCAGTCGGCCCAAAGCGGGGGCGCCTTCTTCCCGGGGGCAATCGGGAACACCTTGAACCCCTGCGCGGCGAGCGCGCTTGCGTCAGCCCTTGCCATACCTTCGCATCGTCTTGCACTCCGCAAAGAGGGGGAACCCCGCCGCCCACGCGGGAGTCTCGCGCATGAACCCTTCCATCGCGCGCTTTGCCTCGTCGGCCTTCGCCTCGGGCACTTCGATCACGATTTCGTCGTGGACGTGCAGGACTGCGAACCCTTTGACACGCAGCAGCACTTCGACGAGCAGGTCGCGGCAGATGGCCTGGATGACGTTCTCCATGAGGCTGCCGCCATAGGTCTTGACGCGCGCCCAATTCGACGAGTTCTTCGGGTCATGGATGATCTTTCCCTTGTCGGCCGCATCCGGCGAAGGGACTTTCATGTAGGTAAGCTGCGGCCCGAAGTCCCCCTCCAGCACTTTCGGGTACGGATAGCATAACACCCGGCCCGAGGGCAGCATGCACCACAGGAACGACCCGGCGGTCTTGTAGCGGACCTCGCGCCCCGGATGGCCGGCGGAATAAATATTCCCCGGGTTCTGCACGGCGGCGATTGCTGCGCGCTCAAGCGCGTACCAAGTGTTCTTCACCCGGGGGTGCGCCGCGCGCCACGCCACCTTGAATTCGTCGGCCTTGGCGTCGGGCACGTTGACGCCCATGTTCTTGCCCATCGTTTTGAACGCCCCGACCCCGCCACCGTACCCGAAGGCAAGCTCCATCGTCTTGCCTACCTGCCGCTCGAAGCTCGGGTTGAGGACCGATTCGACCGGCACATGAAAAGCCTTCGCATATGCAAGCTCATAGAGGCCCGGCCCGGTGCCCGCGTCGGCCTCGCGGAAGGCGCGCAGCTTCCACTCCTCGCCCGCGAACCACGCCACGCCCCGGCCCTCGACGTTGGCGAAGTCGCCAGCGACGAGGACGTTGCCCTCCCCCGCCACGAAGAAGCCGCGCAGGCAGGAGGACACGACGGACATGGGCGGGCCGTAGATCATGTCGATGGCGTCGACTTGGCCCTGTCTGACGAGGGCGAATATCCGGCCCATCTTCTCCTCGGATGGCACCATTTTTACGAGGTTGTGGACTTGGACTCCCCGCCCCGCCCACCGCCCGGTGGCCGCGCCGTGGTACTGAACGGTGCCGCGCAGCCGGCCATCGGCGCCCGCCTTGGACACGAGCGCCCCCAACTTGGCGGTGCTCGCCTTGGACGCCTCCTGCCGCAGGAGCAGGGCCTTGCGAACCGCGGGCGCTATCGTCTCGTCAGCCAGGAGATCGGATACGTCCTGCTTCGCAAGCGACTCGACCGGGCAACCCTGCCCGGCGAGCCATTCCTTGAGCGCGGCCACTGCGTTCGCAGACTGGACCGCGCCACCCGTAAGACGCCCGAGAGCATCGTTGCACTTCTCCTTTACCGTGGCCGTCATGGCGACGGCGGCCTTGGCGGTTTCGACGTCCACGCGGACGCCCCGCTCGTTGATCTCGTAGTCCATGAGCCACACCCGGCGTTCCTTCTCCGAGAGCGGCACGAGACGCTTGTGCAGTTCGCGCTCGACTCGCACGTCCTGCTTGCAGTATTCGTGCAAGCGCGCGATCTTGTCGGCGTCGTCCCACCAGATCGGGGTGTCGCCGTCCATCCTGCGCGGCCGGGCCATGCGCAGCATGAGCCCCCGGCCTTCGCTGTCCTTCAGGACGGAGAGCCCGAGCGCGAGGGCCGCGTCCTCCAGCGCCCCCGGCAGACCCATCGCGTAGCCCATCGCCATCGTGCAGAACGTCTGCTCCGGCTTGAGGGCAGGCCAGCCGTAGCGCGGCACGAGGATGTGGTTCCACACGGCCAGCTCGAAGGGGGCGTTGTGCGCGTAGACGATGCCCTCCCGCAGGACGTGCTCCTCGACGGCGGGCGGCAGCACGGACTTCGGCGTCCAGATCAGCGGCTCCTCGTCGCCAATCGCCCACGCCATGCACCAGACATCCGTGCTCGGGTGGCTGACGTAGTTGCGCAGCCCGCCTTCCTTCAAGTCGAGGATGCTGCGCGTCTCGAAGTCGATGTGTAGAACGGGGGTCAAGAGAGCACGTCCTGGGCGGCGATCCGCTCGCCGATCCAGCGCAGCACCGGCACGGCCACAGAGTTGCCGAGCGCCTTGTAGCGCGGGCCGTCGGCGGCGGGCTTGTTGCGGAAGGGGATCAGCGTGTAGCCGTCGGGGAAGCCCTGCGCCCTTTCGGCCTCACGCACTGTCAGTCGCCGCAAGACGACGCGCCCACATGACTCCGTTTCGGTCTTCGCGGTACTCATATTCGTCGTCCTGAGTCGGTCCAGGACACTCACACTCGGCGTAGTCAATTCGACAACGCGGGCAATTTCCTTCGGCGTCGCAGTCGGCGGAAAACACGACCTTTCTCCAACCGCCACGACGGGAAACCTGTTTTTTTCGGGGAGCATTTGCCCCTTGTACAGCACTGCGTCGAGAGTCTGAGTTGTTGGCTTCCCGTCCCACCACGTCACTTCCCCTTGCGCGTGAGCCGGCGCGCTATCCCCGCGCAGGCTTTCTCGCTCAAAAAGTACCGATGCGGCACGGCGCCAGTCTCCGTGATGCGCGACAACGAACACCCTTTTGCGTCGCTGCGGGACATCGAAGTGTTGAGCGTCAAGCACGCGCCAGGCGAACCCATACCCGAGTTGCCCCAACGCCCCGAGGAAGGAACCAAAGTCCCGTCCTCCCCTGGAAGACAGGACGCCGGGGACGTTTTCCCATACCAGCCATCGGGGTTTAAGTCGATCAGCCAGCGCAAGGAAGGTAAGGCAGAGATTTCCCCGGGGGTCATCAAGTCCCTTGCGCAGTCCGGCAACGCTGAAAGACTGGCAAGGTGTTCCGCCGACCAGAACGTCGATTTTTTCTTGCGGCCAAGAGCGAAATCCATTCAGGTCTCCGTGGTTCGGAACCGTGGGGTAGTAATGGGAGAGGAGTGCGGCCGGGAACTTCTCGATCTCGGAGAAGAACGCCGGGCGCCACCCGAGAGGGTGCCACGCCACGGTGGCCGCCTCGATGCCGGAACAAACCGATCCGTAGACGAGCATAGCAATACCCCCTCGCAAGAGGGGGCCGAGCTATGCCCGCCTAGCCGAACAGGGAAGAAGCGTCGCCCGCCGGGGCCGCGCTGGCGGCGCCGGGGATCGGCTCGAAGTCGTCGGCAGCGGCCACGCCGCCGCCCGCCAGGCGCTCGCCGTCGCGCACGAACTGCACGCCGAGGAGCGAAGCGTTGATCCGCTTACCGAACTGATTGTCCTGACCCCAGACCTCGACGATGGCGTTGACGTAGCACCCGGCGTAGGGCTTGCCGTCGGCCGCCGTGAGCGGTGAGCGGTTGCCGTCGATCACGAGCGGGCGCATCTTGTTGGAGGCGCTGATGTAGAGATTGCCCGCGAACCCCTGGTAGTTCGACTTCGCATCGCCGTCGTGCAGGCACAGCCGGTCGCCCGCCTTCAACTGCTTGAGCACGTCGCTGTACTTCGCCTCGCCCCACTTCTCCTTCGCCGTGGTCACGATGGCGCGCTCGATCTCCGCCTTCTGCGGGTGGTCCTTCGGGAACAGCAGCGTCAGGTTGAACTTCGCCTCGCCTTGGCCCTGCACCTGCTTCGCCTCGAACACGTTGACGAAGGCGGCACGCACGTCTTTCAGATGGACTTTCATTGCTTCTCCTTTTAGTAGTCGGGGGGTTGGTGCTACTTATCCACGGTCCCGACGACCGCGAAATCTTCGGCCGACACGAGTTTCGCGGGCGGCCGGTCATCCGACTCGGCCACGAGCGCGAAGCCCGACGACACCTTCTCGACAAGGTGCTCGATCACCTTGGCCGCGCCCTTCTTCTGGCCGCGCGGCAGTCCCTCGGCCACCTTCTTCTCCAGTTGCGCGGGCGACAGCAGTTCGCGCGGCGCCCACGGCTCGATGGCCTTCTCCTGCGCCCACATCACCACGTCGCCCTCGGACTTCCACTTTCGCACCGGGCGCTTGTCGACCAGCTTGAACCCGGGGATTCTCACCCCCTTGCAGGCCGCCTCGTAGGCGTACTCCTCGATGGCCTTGATCCGCTCCTTCACCTGCGCCACGGAGAGGAGGGCCTTCCCCAATTCCTCCGGTGCAACGCGAGGAAGGTCCGCAAATTCCGCAGCCAAGAGCGCATGCTGTTTCTTCTCCAGTTCGGGGCACGTCCTGCGCGCCGGGCAGAACGTGCAGTGCTCGCCCGCGACGAGCGGGGCGTTCGGGATGTTCGTGCGGCGGGCCGCTTCTTCCACGTCGGCCACGAAGTCGAGGATTTCGGAGGCCGGGAAGCGCCAGGTGCGGACGGGCTGCGCGCCCTCGTAGCGCGGCTGGACGACGGTGACTTCGACCTCCGCCACCGGGGCCTTCACCGCGAGCATGGCCCCGAGCGCGTAGATTTTCAGTTGCGCGTTGTCGTCCGCCTCGACGTACATTCCCGAGCCGTACTTGAAGTCGAAGACCCGGAGGCTTTTCGTGGCCGCGCGGTAACGTATGTAGTCCGCCGTGCCGCCCATGTCCGGGTCGATGGACTGCAAGGCTTCCGTGACCGCGTGCTCGATCCAGCCCTCGTCGCCGTCCCGGTGGTCGGCCTCGATCTCGTCGACGTAGAGGCGGATCGCGTCCACCATTTCCATGTCGCACTCGACCGCATGGCCGTCCACGGTGTCCTGCTTGAGGAAGAAGTCCGACGGGCTCGCCTCGTGCGTCAGGCACTCGGCGGCGATGGCGTGGGCGAAGGTGCCCTGCGCCGCGTGGATCGAACTCTTGCGCTCTTGCCCCTCAGAGAGCCTGACGGATGCGGGGCAGGCCATCCACCGATGCGCGGCGGAGGCCGACAGCCGGGCGTGGCCGCTCACTTGCCCTGCGCCTTGGCGATGAACTCGGCGCGCTTCTCGGCGGGGATGGCGGAGATACGGGCCACCCCGTAGGTCTGGATCAGGGCGCGCACGGCTTCCAGCCCCTTCGCCGCGAGCAGCGCCTCACCCGCCTTCACCGCTTCTTCCACGGTGGGCACGGGTGCCGCCCCCGTGACCGGGCCTTGCGGCGATCCGGCGGCCCCCTCGGGGACGCTGACGGGGGCGGCGATCGTGGCCTCGGCGGCGGGCGCCGGGGGAGTCGGTTCCGCAGCCACCGGCGCGGCAGGCGCGGCGGGGACTTCGCGCGAGGGGGCCTCCGCGTCCGGGGCTGCGGGATCGGTCTTGTTGTACGGCCCGCGCGGCTTGCCCTTGTCGGCGCGAGGCTTGCGGGGGATGCCGGTGACGAGGGCGGCCGGCGGCGTGGAGGGAGGGGCCACGCTGGCTTGCGCCGGTTGGGCGGGTGCCGCAACTGCCGGCGCCCCCGTCGTCTGGTTGGCCGCCCGGCGGGCCTTGCCCAGGCCGGACAGCTTGCCGAGCGCGATGATGGCTTCTTCGACGCCCGGGAACTCGAAAGTGACTTTGATGCTCATGTTTGACTCCCTTTCAGTAGAGTTTAGCAAGTTCTTTCACGCGACGCAAAAGGACTCTTTGCACCGCATCGTCCATGCTCCCGGGCCATGTCACAATGTCGTAGGTCACGGGTTCCTTCTTCGCCATGCTCACGAGACGGTTGGCCGCCTGCGCGTTGTTGCCGGCGTCCAGTCCATTTCGAGAAAATATCCGTGACTCGCCGCCGAAAGGTCGATGGCGGTGCCGGCCGCCGCGATGTTGGCGGCGATCACTTGCAGTCGCCCCTCACGGAACGCCTCCTGTATCCCGGCGCGCTGCGCGGCGGGCGTCGCTCCGTTCAGCACGCGCGCCTCGATCCGGTTGACCCGCAGGCGGGCGGCCAGTTGTTCCAGCGGCTCGACGTGCCAGCCGAATACGACGGTCTGCACGTAGAGCCCGCCCCGGATGGACTCGACGATCTCCTCGACGAGCGGTTCCACCTTGCCCAGGGCGACGGCCACCCGGTCGTCCGCTGCCGCGGGCTGCGCCTCCAGCCACGCGAGGAGCGCGGCGTCCGAGCAGTCCTCGGGCAACCGCAGGTCAGCAGGGGACGTGGGTGTGACTTCCAGGAACTCGAACGCGATCTCGGGCATTTCGGGGGCGACCTCGCGGCGCGTCCTGCGCAGGAGAATTTTCGATAGGGCCTGCCGCAGTTCGGGCACTTGCCGCTGCTTCGTCCCGAGGATGCGGCCATCGGCGTTGGAGTAGCAGAACGTCGCCACGAACTCGGCGTAGGGCATGGACGTGGCACCGAACGCGAACATGACGGGCCACAGTTCGGCCGCGTTCTTCGGGGCGGGGGTGCCGGAGAGCGCCCACATCCGATGCGAGCGCCAGCCGAGCACCCCTTTGACGAACACGAGCTTCGTGCGCTGCGCCTCCGGGTTCTTGGCGAAGTGCGCTTCGTCGACGATCGCCACATCGTAGAACCCGTGGAAGATCGTGGCGGCGTCGAGCCGCAGGCGGTCGTAGCTCACGACCAGAGGCGCGAACTCGCAGTCGGGCCACCACTTGCGCCACTCGGCCCGCCAGTGCGCGACCGCGATGGCCGGGCACACGACGATGGCGCTGCGGGCCCGCACCTTCTGCGCGGCGAGGATGGCCTGCGGCGTTTTTCCAACGCGCATTTCGTCGGCGAGGTAGGCGTGCCTGCGCGCGGCAAGGAAGTCGCGCCCGGCCTCCTGGTAGGGCCGCAGGTTCACCGCACTTGCGCCTTCTGGATGGCCTTCAGGATGCACCCCCGGTCCAGCTCGAACTCCTCGCAGAACCAACGGAACGACCCTTCCTTCTGGCTGTTGTTGGCGAACCACGCAAGGGTACGGTGGTATTCCTTGCGCGCTTCTTCCATCGCTTCTTCTTCCGTCTTCCTCGCCAGCGACACGCGGGCGGCGAAGATGGCGGCAAGCGTTTCCCGGTCGGGCAGTTCCACTAGATCAGGCTCCCCCTGAAGATGGCCTTGCCATCGGGCCGCACATGCACAAGCTCGGGGCCGATGTATTCCCCGCCCCGGAAGTGCAGGATGGCGAACCCTTCCTGCCAGTTCACCACGTTGTCCTCCGTGTAGTGCGTGAAGAGGGGCGAGTCCGTCGGGGCCATCGTGCCCGCGCGGACGCCCCACACC